TACTGGTACAGGGACTACTACTACTGGAACTACTGGTACAGGAACTACTGGTACTACTACTACTGGTACTGGAACTACTACTACAGGAACTACTACTACAGGAACTACTACTACTGGCACAGGAACAAGCGGTACAGGGGCAACGGGTACAGGTACTGGCACTGGAGAAGGTACAGGTGAAGGAACGGGAGAAGGAACGGGAGAAGGAACAGGCGAGGGTACAGGAGAAGGAACAGGCACTTCCGCACCAGCAACAGCAATGCCAAGTAAAGGGATGTTTAACCCTATGCCTGTTTACGGTATAGGTTATGAAGATACTCCTCTTGTAGGAATACAACAAGAGCCTAAGAAAGATTACGTAGAAGAGCTAGACAACCTTATTGCTAGATCGTTTGAAAGAAGAAATAAAGGAATGTTTTCATGAATGACATTATTGCAAAACTTTACGGAGATCCTAGCAAAGGTACACCTGTTGAAGTTCCTTATACTAGTAGTTTTGGTTATTACAACAACATACCAGAACCAGTATCAGCACCAGTTCATCCTATTATAGCTGCGTTGTACGGAGATCCTAGTACAGGTACACCTATTGAAACCCCTTATGAAGGTAGTTTTCAATACTACAATGACTTAAAGAATCAACAAGAACAAGTTAGTCAAGAGCCTACTCAGGTGTCTAGCACTGCTCCAGCAACACCTACATCTCCTATTGTAGATCAAGTAGCAAGAACAACACCATCAGGTGCTTTAAGCGGTAATCGTTTTGCAGCAGCGCCACTAAGAGAACTAGGCTTTTTAACAAGTAGAGAAAAACCACAATACATGAAAATGTTAAATCAAGCTTTGCTTGGAAGCTTGTTTAAGGATCTAATATGACTTACTTAGAACTAGTAAACAACGCACTAAGGCGTCTTAGAGAAGATGAAGTAACTACTGTTCAAAGTACTACTTACAGTAAGATGGTAGGAGACTTTGTTAACGATGCTAAAACCTTTGTAGAGTCTGCGTGGGATTGGTCTGGTCTTAGAACTACACTTACGGCAACTACTCAAGAAAACATATTTAGTTATGTGTTAACTGGATCACAGAATAAGATTAAACTTCTACATGCTTACAACGACACAAGCAATTGGAACTTAAGATACCAAACACCTATCTGGTTTGACGAAAAGTATATGATGGAAACTCCTGCTTCTGGTTCTCCAGAGTACTATGTGTTTAACGGAGTGGATGTTAATGGTGATACTCAAGTTGATGTTTATCCTAAACCTGATGGTGTATATACTTTAAGGTTTAATGCTGTCATGCGTAACGCAGAGCTAGTCAACGACGCAGATAGACTTTATATTCCTAGTCAGCCTGTCTTGCATATGGCTATAGCCTTACTAGCGCGTGAGCGTGGTGAGACAGGAGGCACGTCAGCACCTGAGTACTTTGCTATAGCAGATAAGTATTTGTCAGATGCCGTTGCGTTAGATGCACAAAAGCACCCAGAAGAAGTTATTTGGTATACCCCTTAAGGATTACTTATGGCACAACCACTACAAAGTATAAACTTGGTTGCTCCTGCTTTTAAAGGGATCAACACAGAGGACTCTCCTCTCCAACAAGATCCTGCTTTTGCAGATATTGCTGATAACGCTGTTATTGACAAGCGTGGTCGTATTGCTGCGCGTCAAGGTATTAACACAATTACAGCTAACGGTGGCACAGGCACAGACTTGAACAACGAATACTTAGCTAAAGTACACTACTACTTTGTTGATGGTGTCGGTGGTGCTACTGCTGTTCTGAGCGCAGGTAACAATAAGATATTCTCAGGAACAAATACTCTTACTGATATTAGCCCCGGTAGTTATACTATTACAAAGAACAACTGGAAGATTGTAAACTTTAACGACAAGGCTTACTTCTTTCAACGGGGCTACGATCCGCTAGTATATGACAATGCTAGTTCACCTAAGCTACGTACCTTTAGTACTGTTAATTCTAATACTACTTCTGCTACGCTTAAGTGTAACGAAGTTCTAGCTGCATACGGCAGACTCTGGGTAGCTGGCAGTGATAGCGACAACCAGACTATTTACTGGTCAGACTTGTTAATAGGTAACAGTTTTACTGGGGGAAGTTCTGGCTCAATTAATATTTCTAAGGCGTGGCCTGAAGGTAGTGACGAAATTGTAGCACTAGCTGCTCATAACAATGCTTTAATCATTTTTGGTAAGCATAGTCTCCTTGTCTACACAGGCGCTTCTAGTCCTGCAAACATGGCACTAGCAGATACAGTTGCAGGAGTTGGCTGTTACGATAGAGACTCTGTTCAGCACATAGGGACTGATGTTTTATTTATGTCCTACTCCGGTTTGCGTAGTGTAGGTCGAGTAATACAGGAGAAGTCTCTGCCTATCTCAGACCTTAGTGGCACTATTAAAACTGAACTTATTGAAATTCTTACACAAGAAACATTACCAGTAGCTTCTATCTATAGTCCTGAGAACTCTTTTTATCTTGTTTCTTTCTTGTCTCAAGATGTAACGTACTGCTTTGATCTCAAAGGAAGACTAGAAAACGGAGCATACAGGGTTACTCGTTGGCCCTCTAGTTTGTTCAGGGCTTTCGACAGATCGTTAGATGGTACGTTATATGTAGGGACTACAGCAGGCGTAGCTACGTACACTGGGTACGACGATGATGACGTTGCGTATCGCTTTAGATACTACAGCCCTTCATTGACTTATGGTGACTCTTCTAAAACAAAGATGCTAAAGAAAATGATACCTACTATTGTTGGGGGTGCCAATGCTGCTGTTGTTTTAAAATGGGCTTACGACTTTAGTGAAGAATTTTCAAGTCAGGTTATTACAATAGGAAGCACCAGTTCTAACACTGCTTACTTTGGTGTGTCTGAATACAGCACAGCAGCAGAATACACAGGTGGTACATTAACATCTAGATTAAAAGCTAATACGACAGGAAGCGGTTCAACAGTAACGATAGGTATTGAGGCTGACATAAACGGCTTTCCTTTGTCCCTTCAAGAAATTAACACACAAGCCCTGATAGGTAAAATTGTATGAGTAACTATACTAAAACAACTAACTTTACTGCTAAGGATACTTTACCGACAGGCAATGCTGCTAAAGTTGTTCGTGGTAGTGAGTTTGATACAGAGTTCAATAACATTCAAACTGCTGTTAACAGTAAATCTAACTTAGCTAGTCCTACATTTAGCGGTACTGTTGAAGCTGGTAATATAACTGCTAGTGGTACTGTAACTGCGGCAGCTATCTCACTTACTGGAGCCTTCACTGGCACTATAGATGGAGGGTCTTACTAATGGACGAGAAACTTTTATCTGCTTTAGGGCTTGGAGGAATGGTAGCTGGTGGTGGACTTCTTTCTGCTGGAGCTTACAATCGTTTAGGCGATATTGGAGAACAAGCTAAACTAGACGCTACTACGCTGGCTAAAGAGTTACAAGGCATGACTCAGTTTCAGCCCTTTACTGTGACATCAGCAACTGGTGGTGGGTTTGGCGCTAGGGCTGGTTCAGACGGAGGCACTGATGTTTCTATGTCTGTTTCTCCTCAAGAGCAAGCGTTACAGAGAAGCTTGTTTGGTGGCGCTCAAGGCTTCTATGGTCAAGCTATGCAACCTACTGCTCAAAGAGAGATGGACATCTATAGCCGTATGAGAGCAGCACAGCGCCCTGAAGAAGAGCGTCAACGTATGGCTTTAGAAGAACGCTTGTTTGCTCAAGGACGTGGTGGTGTACAGACAGCACAGTACGGTGGTACACCAGAACAACTTGCAATGGCTAAAGCACAGTCTGAATCACAGAACATGGCTATGCTAGGTGCTATGCAACAAGCACAAGCAGAGCAACAGCAACAGGCTGCACTGGGTCAGCAGTACTTAGGTGCTAGTTATGTTCCTCAGTCACAGCTTTTGAATGCTTTACAGGCTTCATCCTTGTTCCCACAGATGCAACAACAGGCACAGTTGTACGGTGCTGGACAGTACGGTGAGACTATGATGAGTGGTACTGAGGCTCAGTTGATAGCAGAGCAAGCACAAGCTAACTTAATGGGTGGTCTAGGTGCTGGTTTACTGGGTGGTGTGTTTACTCCAGTTGCTCAAAAGGATGGCGGTGCTACTAACTTACTGACATCTGTACTAGGAATATTTGATTAAGGAGAATTAAGTAATGGCTAAATTTTCACAAGCACTACTACAAGGTCTGCTTAATCCTGCTTATCAAGGACAGTTGACGCAAGCCGCTGTAGGTTTAGGACAGACTCCCGGCTTACTAGCTACCGAACGGAAGAAAGCTAAAGAAAGCGCGTTACTAGATAGTATGATTACAACATCTAGTCAAGGAGTAGCTAGCGCGCAACAAGGTGATGTATCTGCTGTTACGCAACAGATTGGTAGGTTAAGAGAACTGATGGCTGGACCTGATGTAACTTTAGATCAAAAAAGAGAGGTTGCTTCACAAATCAAACAACTTCAAACATTAATTCCGGGCGCTCAAGAAAAAGCAATCAGTAATAAATCACAGGCTATTGTTCGCGCTGAAGAAGCTCTAGAAGATCCTGAATTAGATAATGTTGTTAGGAAAACTTTAGAACAACGAATACAGAATAAATAAGTGGCGTACAGACAAAGCAGAAAAAGAAATGGAAAGCGAAGCATGGGTACAAAGCAACGGTACTGCTATTGTAAAAGCTATTCAAGATTCTGATTTGGATGCTCTAGATAAATTAAGTACTAAAGCAGCCGAGCAAGATTCTTATGAAGCATTTCAAAAATATGTAGCTACAACAACTGAAAATATAAAGACTCGTGACTACCTTGAGACACGTAGTACTGAAAAAACTAACAAGCCTAATTTAAGTTATGATGCAGCTATTGAGGCTTTGCCTACAGAAGATATGAAAAATGCAGTTAGAGCAAGATACGATGCCTACAAGCAGGTTGTAGATCAGGGATGGAACGAAAAAACAAAAACTTGGAATGAAGGTTTAAGAGTCAGAGCTAATGTTTTAGAAAAAGAACTAAAGGACTCTCTTTATCGTATGCAGGATTCTGTAGCTATTGCTGATTTTAGAGAAACTAATGCGGCACGTTTGGCTCAAGAAGAAACAATACAAAAACTTCAGCT